CTGATATACATTTAGGCAAAAAACAAACATAGGCACAATAAAGGAGGCTTACATTATGGCATCATTGGCTGAAATAAGAGCGAAGTTAAAATCTCAAGAAGTGAATCGCTCCACTTCCAACACAGGCGGAGACAACGCCATCTATCCACACTGGAATATAAACGAAGGCTCAGAAGCAGTCATCAGGTTCTTACCAGATAAGGATACAAACAATACATTTTTCTGGACTGAAAGAAACATGATCAAACTACCTTTCGCGGGTATCAAAGGTCAGACTGATTCTAGACCAGTTACAGTGCAAGTACCTTGCATGGAGATGTATGGCAAGACTTGTCCAGTGCTAACGGAAGTTAGACCATGGTTCAAAGACAAGAGCATGGAAGACATGGGCAGAAAATATTGGAAGAAGAAAAGTTATATCTTCCAAGGTTTTGTAACAACAAATCCATTAGCAGAGGACTCAACTCCTGAAAATCCAATCAGAAGATTTATAATTGGACCTCAGATCTTCAACATTATCAGAGGAGCATTAATGGATCCAGAGATGGAAGAAATGCCAACTGATTACTTGAAAGGTGTGGACTTCAGGATCACTAAAACAACTAAAGGTGGTTATGCTGACTACTCAACATCAAAATGGTCAAGAAGAGAACGTGCATTAGACGAGGCAGAGAGAGCCGCAATCGAAACACATGGTTTACACAACAGGCGACTTCAGACCAAAAGAACCAACAGAAGCAGAGGTTAAAATAATCGCAGAACTATTTGCGAAATCTGTGGAAGGTGAGGCTTATGATCTTGAGCAGTATGGACAGTACTTTAGACCAGCGGGCGTGGCTTACCAAGGTAAACCACAGGTGGCAGTACCAACAGCATCGGCTCCAGCGGCGACACCGGTGGCAGAAGCGGCACCAGTGACTACGGCTCCTGTGACTGCAACTGCACCAGCACCACAACCTGAGGCGGCTCCGGCAACGGCGGCTCCGGCGGGCGACAGTGCCAAGAGAGCAGAAGACATCTTGAAGTTGATTAGATCAAGACAAGCAAAATAATCTGACATTTACCAAGGCCTTGATATTGACTATTGAGGCCTTGTGTAGTAATATTATAATATGAAAAAGAAAATACAAAAGGCTGTTGAATGGATATTGTACAAACAAATACCTGCATGGATGTTGATTGTGGCAATTATTCTTTGGATAGTTTTATAAGGAAAACAAAATGACAAAAGTATTCGACGCGACAAAATTTAGAAAGAGTATCACAAAATCAATCCAAGGGTTAGGCATAGGATTCAGCGATCCTACAGATTGGATCTCAACAGGAAATTATGCATTGAACTATTTGATGACCAGTGATTTCAACAAAGGAATTCCGTTAGGCAAAGTAACTGTACTCGCAGGTGAATCAGGAGCAGGCAAAAGTTACATAGCATCAGGAAACATTATTAAAAATGCACAAGAGCAAGGCATCTTTGTTATATTAATTGACACAGAGAATGCACTAGATGAGAAATGGTTACAGGCATTAAAAGTGGACACATCAGAAGACAAACTTTTAAAATTAAGCATGTCGATGGTTGATGATGTTGCAAAAACTGTTTCAGAGTTTATGAAAGGTTACAAAGAGCAACACGCAGACAACAAGGAGGGTGCACCTAAAGTGCTATTCGTTATAGACAGTTTGGGTATGATGCTTACACCAACAGACGTAAATCAGTTTGAAGCAGGTGACATGAAAGGAGACTTGGGTAGAAAGCCTAAGGCACTAACGGCACTTGTAAGAAACTGTGTTAATATGTTTGGTAGTTGGAACGTAGGACTTATAGCAACCAACCACACATACGCATCACAGGACATGTTTGATCCAGATGACAAGATTAGTGGCGGACAAGGTTTTATCTATGCATCAAGTATTGTTGTTGCAATGAAGAAGTTAAAACTTAAAGAAGATGAAGCAGGAAATAAGGTTTCAGATGTGAGAGGTATAAGAGCCGCTTGTAAAGTTATGAAGACCAGATATGCCAAGCCGTTTGAAGGTGTACAGGTCAAGATTCCCTACGAAACGGGTATGAATCCGTACAGTGGACTAGTTGATCTTTTTGAGAAGAAAGGCCTATTAGTTCAGACAGGAAACAGACTGAAATACATCGATAAAGCAGGTAAAGAACACATAGACTTTAGGAAAGCATGGGTTGGTGATAAATTAGATATGATAATGGCGGAATTCAAAGAGGAGGCACCTACTGAAATGGAAGATACCGATGCCCCTATCGAAGTAGAAACAAAAACAAAAACCAAGAGTAAAAAAGAAGAGTAATGATAGACTTTACACACGAGGACATCGAAAGGTTATGGAACTCCATAACACACTACGTTCCAGAGAGACAGAAACTGGATTGTGCCATAGACTTCATCAAGAGCCTAGAGGACATAGGAGTGGAGCACGACGAGATCAAGGCGTCTGCTGAATACGATCCCAAGTTAGAAGAAGCGATCAACACTGTGTTCGAGGAAGACGAAGAGTCAGACGGATACGGCGAAGATGATTAATTGGTACAACGAAGTCAGTAGGAACCTAGACAAGATACCAGACTGCGTGGCATACTTCGACAAGGAACTGATCGAGGCCAAGAAGCAGTGCAAGATATACGGTAACCTGGAAAGAGCCAGTGCGTCACTGCCAGGCATAGTGGAAGAGAGATTCAGTCAACTGCAACAACTAGAAGCGATATTGGAATACCTAAACATCGAGTTGAGGAGATTGAGGTCAAAGACTTTCAGGAAATACTTAGAAAATTACAACAGAGCTTTATCAAGCAGAGATGCAGAGAAGTATGTAGACGGTGAAGACGATGTTGTCGACATGGACAAGATCATAAACGACTTTGCACTAATCAGAAATCAATGGCTGGGCATCACCAAAGGTTTAGATCAAAAACAATGGCAGATAACAAACATTGTTAAGTTGAGAGTAGCAGGAATGGAAGATGCCGACATCAAATAATAGAATAATACTCACAGACGTAGACGGCGTGTTATTGGAATGGGAACACCACTTCACTAAATGGATGTTGCAGAAAACACTGTTTGACGAGAGAGGTGCGAGATACCACCCACACAGATTACTACCAGATAAGCAAGACACTTATTGGATGGAAGAAAGATTTGGTTTGACAAAAGATGAGATCAGGAAGCACATCAGAGAGTTCAACAGGAGTGCTTGGATGGGAACACAGAGACCTATGTTGGAATCACAGACCTGGGTCAAACTTTTGGCGGCCGAGGGGTGGACGTTCATACCAATAACATCACAGACATCAGACATACCAGCACAACAGTTGCGTAAGAGAAGACTGGGAGAACTGTTTGGAGATCATGTGTTCACAAATTACCATATACTAGGCACCGGAGCGGACAAAGACAGTGCATTAGCGGAGTTTCACGATACCGGACTGTATTGGGTCGAGGACAAGCCTGATAACGCTGTAGCCGGGCTCAAATACGGTTTAAAGCCTATATTAATAGACCATCCATACAATCAAGACTTTGATCATCCTGACATTATACGTGTAAGTAATTGGCAAGACATACACCAAATAGTTTCAGGAAGAAAATGAAGATATACGTAGGGCACGACAGCAGAGAAGACATAGCATACCAAGTATGCGAACACTCAATCAAACGTAGAGACCCGTCAGCAGAAGTTATCCCCCTCAAGCAAAAACAGATGCGTGACCAAGGACTGTACACTAGGCCTGTGGACAAGTTGGCATCAACCGAGTTCACGTTCACTAGATTTTTCGTGCCTTACATGAATGACTTCAAAGGTTGGGCGGTATTCTGTGATTGCGACTTCTTATGGAAAATACCAAGTCATGAACTTGTAAAGTTTTGTGATACAAGCAAGGCGGTTGTAGTCGTACAGCACGATTACACCCCCAAAGAAACAACAAAAATGGACGGACAAACACAAACAGTCTATCCAAGAAAAAATTGGTCCAGCATGGTTTTGTGGAACTGTGAACATCCAAAAAACAAAATTCTCACACCAGAATTACTGAACAAAGAATCACCGAAGTTCCTGCACAGGTTCAGTTGGTTGGAAGACAATGAGATAGGTTCAATGCCCGCAGAGTACAACTGGTTGGTAGGCTGGTACAAGGAGCCTAGAGACGGCACACCAAAAGTATTACACTACACAGAAGGTGGACCATGGTTCGATGGCTACAGAGATTGTGAGTATGCGGATGACTGGAAGAAAGAACTGATCAACCTTTTCAGTGCTTAATTCATACCCTTAAAATACAGATAACTACAATTACAGTTATGCAGAAAAAAAATCACAAGACCAGAATGCTTGAGTGGATTGATGAATTAGGGTTGATCGTGGTGCAATCTGAGATAAAGCCATACGGACCTGGCACGAGGAGATACATGGTGGGCAGGCACATAGAAGAACCTAAACACAATGCATGGCAGATGCCCAGTGGCAAATGGGCTTCAACATCTGGTGTTCAAGAATGGCTCACTCCTACCCCCTTAAGCGGTCCTGATCTAGAAGCATGGCTTACTGAATACGCAAAGAATTTATAATGAACAAGCAACATCTAAGGAACTGGCGAGAAACGTATGCTATGGCTAAACCTTATATTTCACAAGGCACTGTTGGAATTGATGTTGGTTGCAGAGAAGGCGGATTCTCAGCACAAATGGAACAGGATTTCAAACACATATTTGCTTTTGATTTTAGGAATAAGGTCAAGGAATTTAATAGGAATGTCAAAGACATCACAAAGTTCACCTACACAGTCTGCGGCATAGGTGAACAAAACGGTCACTCGTTTACCAGCAGTAACAAAGTCGGCAGGATAAAAGACAGTGGTACGATGAAAGTTCCTATTAAAACGATTGATAGTTTTGAATACGACGATGTTGGTTTCATAAAATACGACATAGAAGGTTATGAACTGAGAGCAATCAAAGGTAGCGAAAAAACTATTAAAAAATATTTCCCTGTGATAATTGTTGAACAAAACAAAGGCAACACAGACGCTGTAGAATTGTTACAAAGTTGGGGATATAAATTGAAAGGTATAGATGACATGTTTAAAAGTGATTATCTCATGGTGAAAGAATGATGTACCAACCGATACCACTACCCACATCAATAGCGTTCGAACCTATCAATCTATGTAACGCAAAATGTTATTGCTGTCCATACACTACACTAAGCGAGGACGAAACTTATCATGGCAAGGCAATGACCCAAGAGCAGATCGGAACCTTGCTACATGATTACGGAGCACTCATAAAGAAATACCAAGTGAAGGATTACACGTGTGCCGTGAGTCCATGGAGATACAGTGACCCATTGGTACAGCCTAATCTAGAATACATAATGGAACTTTGTGATCAGTACAAAATTAAAATAGGACTTTGTACTAACGGTGTGTCCTTTACAAAAAAACAGTGTGAAATTTTGAACAAGTACATACACCTAATAGGTAACATACATATGAGTGTGATTGGTCACACAGCAGAAGAGCTGTGGGAGTTCATGAAGATCAAGAAAGACAAAACATTAGACAGTTTAAAATTTGTAAAAGAAAACTACCCAGAACTTTCAAAAAGAATCAGGATTGGAATCAAACATAAAAAACAATTAGCGACTGCAAGTAGTGAAACCATTGCCGAGTACCAAAGTGTCATACTTGGTAAAGTTAAATCAAAGACCCAATGGGTTGAGAACAGGATGGGTGACGGAGATGGAGATTGGACAAAACCCTACGATGCAGTGATAAACGAAAAAAGTTATATGCAAGGCTGTGCAATGGGTGGTGGACGTATACTGCGACAAATGGAAGTTTTAGTCAACGGACAAACAGTGTTATGCTGTGATGACGCAGAAGGAAAAACAAATTATGGAAATGTGTTTGAGATTGGCATAGAAAAAGCATGGCAAAATTTACAGAAGGAGCACGATATCATATACAACAAAAAATACAACGAAGCCAAAAAAAACTTAATCTGTAACACATGTTCTAGGGGAAAGTTTAACGGATATTGGACACAATCTATGGAATCAAAAGTAATATCCAAGCAACAGGGTGTTATTGACAGAATAGGAAGTATGTAATGATTGGCAAATATTTCTTAGACAACTGTCTCAACAGCACAACAGTCAACGACCCATGGCCTCATCAAACTATAAATGATACACTACCACAAGAAGAATTTGTTAAACTGAGACAAGAATGTGAAAAACTAGATGTACCCGATGACAAACTAGTAGCCATATACCCAAAAGATTTTGAAGACTACAATATTTCATTTTACAAACAAGTAGAAGACATAAGCAAAAATATTCTTAATAACGCTAAAGAGCTATGTGAAAAATATCCTAAACACAGATGGTTCGAAGACCTGGCAGTGAACGCACATATATCTATTACTCCTCCTTTGCCATGGAAGTTTTACATACACCAAGAAGGATTAGAAAAAATATGGAGCAGTGTAACCTATGTTACTCCACAAGAGAATGTGGGGACTAAGATGTACACAGCACAAAAAGAAGACACATTTGTGAAGGAAGCAGAATGGAAACCTAACAGCACTTTCATATTTTGTGGACAGCAAGGCAAGACCTGGCACAGTTATGAGAGCGATCAAACAGAGCAAAGAATAACTTTGAACTTCTTTCTAATGAAAGAAAACAAGCACTGTTTTTATAAAGGTTGATTTATTTTTTCTTTCAATGCAAGTACATCTGCTTGTAAATGCCTGTCTTTTACTTTTTCCCAAACAAAGTTATCTCTATAATTAATATTAAGATTTTTACGTATTTGTTTCCCGGCGTTGTCGTCGATAATTTTTTTGGCTTTGAACGTTACTGTTGGCAAATATAGACATCTGTTTAATTTACGTGCAACTTTCTGTGTGTATGTGTCTACATGCCAGTGCCAAAAAAATGCAGGTGCAAGATATCCTAAGGTGTTTATCCAATTCTTATGCACTGCAAAATGTGCCGCTGGAAGTGGTTCGTCTGGCCAAAGTGTAGTTTCGTCACTGTGCTTTTTATTACCTTTAGTTCTTCCGTCGCTAGGCACTACCATAAGAATTCTATCCTGGTATCTAAGAAATTCATCTGCAATCAGTTGATCCCAATCCTGTGTTTGCACTTGTACATCGTCACCCATAAGCATAACAATATCATGAGATGCTTCCTCTGCCATCAAGTTCCAACTGTAACAAGTAGATTGATTTGGACCAATGGTATAATGTTTTTCGTCTAGTAAATCTTTGTACTGTTCTAATTTTTCATCATCGTCGTTTAGATAAAACAAAAACTCGGTATCACCTTTTTGCGTTTCTGTTGCAGTGTCGATTAACCTTTTGGCCAATTCAGGCCTGCCCCTCGATGGACAACAGAACGAAATCATATCAATTTATTCTTCCAGGTATCTGGTGTGATATCGTTTACAATTTCTAAAGGCAAATGATATTGAAACTTTTTTGTACCCCTAGTCCTTATGTACTCCGCGGTCTTCTTAACTGACTGTCTCATATTCGTTGCTGTTTTATATCCCAAAAACTCCCTTGCTTTGTCTGATGAGCATACCGCTAGTTTTACTTCCTTAGGCCTATCTTTATGATGTATAGGATCTAAATTTAGTCCTGTTTCGTTTGCACAGGCTTCTGCTAACTCATTGATTGTTATGGGTTCTTCGTCCGGTCCTATGTTAATAACCTCGCCAACTACATTGTCTTGGAACGCAAGTGCATTCAAACAATATAAACAATCATCTATATAACTAAAACATCGTTGCTGTTCACCATCTCCGTATATGATAGGTTGTTTGCCTTGTAACATCCTGTTCAACATAATTGACATTACATTTCTAAATGGGTCGTCGTACTTCTGCCTAGGACCAACTATGTTGTGTGGTACTGCAATAACATACTCAACTCCGTGTGTTTCACATAAGTTTTTCAACACATCCTCACCTGCCTTCTTTGCAATACCGTATGGATCTTGGGGTCGACACTCGTAAGTTTCTTTGTAAGGCATTTCGTCATGATGTCCGTACCTTGCCATGCTCGAACAATACACAATACGTTTGACTTTGTTTCTTATGGCCGCTGTAATGGTTGTAACCGATGCTTCAAATATATTTCTTGTAACAAGCACCGGAGAAAATACTGACAGCCCTTCGTATGCCGTTGCGGCAGTATGATAAACTATGTCACATCCTTCCATGGCTTTGGTCATGTTTTCTAAATCGCAACAGTCCACTTGATGAAATTCTACATTTTGTGGAACATTGTCCATGTAGCCACCAATCATGTTGTCATTGCCAGCGACAGTGTGTCCTTCCGATATCATCAAGTCTGCTAGATGACTTCCTAAAAACCCTGCGACACCTGTTATAAAAATTTTCATCGTGAGTATTTAATTTAAGTTATATACGGTAAAAAACTTTATCAGGCCAATGATCCATGAGAACCTTAAAGCCTATTGAGTCTAGATACTTCTCTATCTCTATATTATTACTACCGTATTTTTTAGTGTTGTTGTTTAACTCTATCATTAGATATTTTACAGTTTCTAAAGTTTTCGTTGCACCTTTTAACACTTCCATTTCATAACCTTCAACATCAATTTTTATCATATCAATATCATAATACTCCATACTGTCAATAGTAATCATTCTTATGTCGCCTTCTTTATCGACTCGTTTTGCCTGTGTGAAATCATCTTCAGTCAATGATATTTCTTTTATTTCCGATCCGACGGCCTCCATCCTTGGTGTACAATTTAAAGTGCAGTTACGTTGTAGACATTCAAAATGTAGTTTGTCAGGTTCAAAAGCAATCACTTTTTTTGCAAATGGTTCAATGGCCTTTGCCCATGTGCCACACCAAGCACCTATATCGATCACTGTATTAAATTTTTTATTCTGACTATTGCAGTAATCTAAAAACTTCAGTAAACATTTATTTTGGGTAAAAGGTTGTCCGGATTTCCATTGCTCTATGTGAATATCATTCGATGGAACCCAAAAACCGTTTACTTTTTCTATCTTCATAATATTCCTTTGTCCATTAATATCTCCACTGCCGTACCGTTCTCTAATTCTTCCGGTGTGAACTGTTGGTAGGCTAGGCTGTACAACCAAGGTTCAGGTCCACCGTAGTAGGGATTCTCTATGTCAGATAGTTCCACATTGCCTACGTCTACGGCGAAACTCTTGTTGTCACAGAACACAGGTATGCCTTCGCAAATCGCTTCAATTGCCGCGATACTGCAACTGGTAACAACACACCAGGCTTCCTTAAGGTCCTCGGATAGGGGTACTGTTGCCTCGCTTGGTCCTGATGTACCCCTGCCCCTAGGCTTGTGTCGAAGTCGGATTGGTCTGTCTGTGTATCTCTTGATCTGTTCGATAGTCTCGTTCGTCCAGTTAGGTCTGTCTAAATAATTGTGTATGCCTGCACTACTAGGACAAACTAAAATATACTTGCCAGCGAAATTTGGTGCCTTGATCTTCATTCCAAACTTTTCAAATCTATCGGCCTTGCAATTTTTGATGTAAGGAACGTGAATGGCATTCTTGCACACACGCCAATAATGGTTGTCAGGTTTTAGGTTGTTGTTGTCGAATCTTCCAAAGTAAGGTGTGTCGGTGAACCAGTAGTTGTGATTACGTGCTTCCAACTTCTTGACCATTTCCCTATTGTTGCCAACGAATCCCCAAAACATGCTGTTGCTTACTGGATCCGTTTCCGCGGCGTTGTCTAATTTTGTAATTTGATCTGGCCAGGATTTCACCACGCCATTAAACACTTCCCATGCCTTGCTGTTCTTATTATTAAATGGTGCGTAAATTGTTAGCATCTATAAACTCTTTAAGTTGTCCTGCCCAGTCCTTGTGTCCTTGTACGCTAGGGTGTGGATCTCCGGGTTTGCATTCTTGTTTGTTCGCAACAGTATAATCCAAATGGCTGGTGTTTGGTTTGAAAAATCTTTTCTTGTCAATCTTGTCAAACATAAACTTTATATCTTCGTTCGTTATTTCTGCGTCAGACAGTGTGTTATAAAACACATATGGATATTTTTTATTTTGGAAATAGTCTTGCAAATCTAATAAAGCCAAGATTGATTCTATCTGTGTTGTTTGCTCTAAGTCCATTCCTGCTTTGAATAGATATTTTGTAAAATTTTTTGTGTGTTCATCCCTATTTGGATCCCACGTTTTCCATGTAGTTTTCATTGACGGAAATTTATGTGCTTTGTATCCATCTCCGGTTGGATAATCAAACCTGTTCCCCCCACTTGATCCTATTAGAAAAAAACATTTTTCTGCTTGTTCAGGAAATTTCTCACACCATGTCCTAGTAGTCCACATCATTCTTTTTGAACCCCTGCCACCTCCGGCCAGGCTAACTGCAACATCCAGTTCCATCAATTTTGCAAGTTCGAGACCACAGTGAGTGTGTACGTTATCTTTTGGTCTGGTGGTAAGAAACGAGCAACCATTAATGAATAGATTAGAAACCATAGTGCTATAATTATAGTGTAGTTATTCACAAAATGCAAACATGAAGAACATAGATTCAATCAAATATTTCTTAGACAAGTGGGAGACTGTGGACACCAGTTATAATTACACGGTACCATACCACCAAGATATAGATCCAAATTTCACAAGTTTACCAACTTTCGTTGCTGAATTCCACGACTGCAAAGTGCATAGTTGCCCATTACTAGTAACCTATCAACAGAAATTGATAACCAATTATATATGGGGGCTCACAAATCAACGCAGGAACAAACCAGGCAAGACACACAAACTATGGAAGGAATGGGGAGACGAAGTACAGGCAGAGCTACCGCCTGTTAGCCAACACTTCCATGAGAAATATCTGTATGTGTGGTTGCCCATAGATGAGGAAAGTGCAAACAACCCATGGCACATATGGATTGATGTGATATCAAAATTTAGGCTGTTGGAGAAACGCTGGTCCACAGATTTCACAAAGTATTGCTACGTGCTGGCAAACGAGAGCAGATATTTTAAGAAAGTAATCAAAGAATTGTTTCCTGAAATAAAAGTGCTCGTCATGCCAAAAGATGAAACGTGGCAATTCAAACACTTACTAGTGCCTAGCGCCAGTAATACAAAAGACGGAGTGATTACTCCTCATCTAGCACCGTGGTTGAGGCACTTCAAGGGCCTGCACGGATCTGAGGTAAAAGAACCACATCGAAAGATTGTTGTGTTACGTCCAGGTGCAAAAACAAGAAGAATGACAAATTCAGATGAACTGTTACTTGCCTTGAAAGGATGGGAGACAGTTGTGTTAGAAACAATGACAGTGCGAGAGCAAATGAAAACGTTTGCAGAAGCAACACACATTGTTGCGGCCCATGGAGCAGGATTGGTCAATCTACTTTGGTGTAAGCCAGGAACAAAAGTAATTGAAATACAAGACACTAAAATGATACATAAAAAAGTCTACCCGATCCTTTCACACCACCTAGGATTGAAACACGAACTGTACTTGGCCGACACGGTGCCAATAACATTACAAGACGGCAAGAAACCCAAGGGCATAAAAAGGCTAAGCGATCTAATAAATTTTAAAATCAATGTTCCTGACCTACTTAAATATCTCGATTGACAATGAAAATTAAAGTTATAACATCTTACAAACCGGGCACTTGGGGATCGTTCGCCAAACGAGGAATACACTCCATGGTCGAACAATTTCCTCCGGAGGTAGATATATTTCTCTACTGTGAAGAACAACAACCAAAGGACGTTGACAATAGAATAACGTGTGTTGATCTAACACAAGCAGAGCCAGAACTATTCAAATTTAAAGACAAGTACAAGGACGATCCAACCGCAAATGGCAAAATAAAACAGATCGAAGGTGGTGTAAGAAGGTCGCCCAACTTACAAGGGCTAGATAAAGATAAAGATTCTTTTCTTTGGGACGCTGTGAGATTTGCAAACAAAGTTTTCTGTGTTATTAATGCAGTGCGTAACTCCGACGGATACGACTACGTGCTGTGGATAGATGCAGACACTTTCACTTTCAGACCTGTGCCATTAGATTTTTTCTCAAAATTATTACCAAAAGAAACCATGCTGACATACCTAGGTAGAGAAAATCCAACGTTAGGTGACGGGGGTGTTTATCCGGAATGTGGATTCGTAGGATACAACCTTAAGCATCCAGAGACCCGGAACTTTATAAACGACTGGGAGCAACTTTATAAAACAGGCGATGTATTTAAAATTCTTGAATGGCATGATTCGTACGTGTTCTGGCATTTGTCAAAAATGTACAGGGCAGAAAAAAATATACAAGTGAACGACATAGGATATCACAAAGGAGTCAAAGGTCATCATGTTTTTATCAATAGTGAATTGGGACTGTACATGGACCATTTCAAAGGCAAGAGAAAACTCCACGGCACGTCTGCTAAAAATGATTTCCGTGTTAATCCTAACGCATCCTTTGATCTACAAAAGATAGATTACTGGAAAAAAGTACCACCGAGTTAAATTAGACATAATTACATTAAATGAAAAAAATTGCATTTGTAACAGGAATGACCGGACAAGATGGTCCTTACCTAGCCAAACACTTATTAGAAAAAGATTATAAAGTATACGGTTTGGTAAAAAGATACAGCAATCCAAATCTATCTAATCTTAACTATCTTGGAATAGAGAACGATGTAGAATTAATTACGGGCGACATAACAGACGATGCCAATGTGAACCATTTGGTAAAAACAATTAGACCAAATGAATTTTACAATCTTGCCGCACAGAGTTTTGTGGGTGCTAGTTGGGATCTTAACAAACAGACAACCGAAGTAAATGCAATGGGTGTGTTGAATATCCTTAATGCAATAGTAAATCAAAACCCACTTACAAAATTCTATCAAGCAAGTACCAGTGAACTCTACGGCAACTCAAACGTTGACGGTTTACAAAACGAACAAACACCGTTCCACCCACGTTCTCCATATGGTGTGTCAAAACTGTATGCCTATTGGATGACTGTCAACTTCCGAGAAAGTTACAGCATACACGCCTCGAACGGAATTTTATTCAATCACGAATCACCCATAAGGGGCAAGGAGTTTGTCACAAGAAAAGTCACAGACGGTGTTGCTAAGATCAAACTAGGACTCGCAAAAAAAATTACACTAGGAAACCTAGATGCAAAAAGAGATTGGGGATTTGCTGGAGACTTTGTTGAGGCCATGTACACAATGGTGCAACAGCAAGATCCAGGAGATTACGTAATATGCACAGGAGTGCAACATTCTATTAGAGAATTGCTTACTCATGCTTTCAGAACCGCTGGCATCGACGATTGGGAACAGTATGTTGAGTCGGACCCACGTTTCAAGCGTCCAGCAGAAGTACACGCACTGCATGGCTCATATGCCAAGGCAAAAGAAAAATTAGGATGGGAACCTAAGACCGAATTCAAAGACATGGTTGCTTTGATGGTCACTGAAGACATAAAAAGATTGTCTCATGATCTACGTTAGTTCCACCAATAGGGCACTCACAGAAAAATATACTGACTGGGCCGCACAAGGCTTACCAGGAGCCGAGAAACTTGCACCAACTGAAATCATAAACAAGACGGACTGTACAAAAGCAGTGATGTTTGGTGTACTGCGTGGCACACATCTAGTGTATAAATGGGCAGAGAAAAATAACATAGATTTCTACTACATGGATCGACCCTACTGGGGAGAAACAAGATTCAATCCTTACTATCTCAAAATTGTTAAAAACAATCATTTAAAAAACTGGCAGGAGGATAGACCAGACGATCGTTTTAAAAAATCATTCCCATGGCCCATTCATCCTTGGAAAAAGGACGGCAAGAACATAATAGTGTGTCCTCCATCTAATGCTATGAAGGAATTCTTTGGTGTGCATGATTGGTTGGACAAAACACTGGCAACACTGAAAGCCAACACAGACAGGCCGATAATTATTAAAAACAAAGGTTACAATCCTATCAT